GATTAAATGTAATTCATTCTCTTTTTCACTTACTAGTCTACGAGCATCCTGCATTTGAACCGTTAAAGCATTTATCTGATTGGCCTTATTAACCTCATCAGTATCAACTGTTTGGTTATGAGTTCTTTCTAATTCGATTTTTTCTTGTTTCAGCGCAGCAATGGCTTTGATGTTATCTTCATATTTTTTTAACCCATCAACTGCCGCTGGAATAAACTGAAACTTACGGGCATCTCTGAACGCCTTGATTCTATTTTCTGCAAGCTTCAATTGTTCTTCAAACGCAACTACATTATCGTATTGTTTGAAAAGTGTTATGAGTACATGTATTGCGTCTTCTTGAGATTCATTTCCACCCCTCATTTGTAATGGTCGTAGCTCGTTATAATTATTCTTGCCGTAGATACGGAAGAATCGACTTATCGTTTTTCTGAATTTTAAACCTGTGTAATCCATGTGGTATTTTTCACTAAGCCATTTTGTATAGGATTCTCTACTCAGAATTTCCAATATATTTCCGTTTTCGTCTAACCTAACAAAATCTCCAGATGTAGCAGTATGCCTAACAAAATAGTAAGGTACTTCATCAAACTCAAAAATAAAATTTATACTGTGATTATCTAACTGTTTTACAGCATCACTTTTTACATATGCATCTCCACCAAATACAAAATCAATTATTAGTAACATTGTGGACTTACCTATGGAATTTGCACCTGTTCCTCCACCAAGTATTATGTTAAGCCCTTTATGAAAACGAATAGGCTCACGTGTCTTCCCATTGATCTTGAATAGTTCACAACTTATTTCTTTAAGCATCGTACGATCCTACCTTCCTCTTCATTAAATTCAATTTCCTTAAGTGCGTACAAACAATCAAGAGCACCCAATAGTTCTAAGGGACTTTTAATCGTATTCTGTAGACTTAATAAGAGTTCATGTGGAGTCTTAGGCTGATCCAATGCTCTCAATATAATTGGCAATTTTGAAAATACACTTTCGTTATATGAAAAAAGCTTATTTGGTAATAGCATCGAACACCTCGCAAGATTGAATAAAATATGAAACTACAATTGAACAAAATCTAATATCCTGCTTAGTAATACTTCTGATTTTTTCAGACAAGGCACTATATATTATCTCTGGACTTTTCTTTTTTTCTGCTAATTTCCTATAGGAATCTGCGATTTGCGCTCGAAGTAATCCATCGCTTAATTGACTTTGTTGTGCCAAGTCCTTCATCGTCTTTTCAATAAATAGGTAATACTTGGTCACATGTCCTGTCACTTCATCGACAAGAAATAGATATAGCTCCTCATCAATTTTCTCAGGTACCCTCAATGCATCATAGTTAAGGGATAATAGCTGTGTTGGTTTTGCTTTACTAAGATTATAGATAACCTTGGTTATGCCTTTTTCAATAGCAACCTCATCGAGGGTTTGTCGCATACTACGATCATCACTTTGGAGTTTTTTGATCGTAACAAGGTCTTTCTCTTCTGTTTTTGTATGTTTGAACACATAGTTCTGAAAACAATCATGGCACATGGCAATCAAATTTTCATATGATAATGATCTGCTTCCTTTGATACCGGCTACTTCATAATTATTAACTGTGTGGTACTTATCATTTACAGTTTGTAGATGTTTCCCGCATCCAGGATACGAGCAAGTGTGTCTGCAATCTTCAAGTAAACCTAGTCCATAAATACCCTTAGCTTTTCTAGAAGCCTCTTTGGCAGAAGCAATTATTCTATCATTCTCTAGTTCAGGATTAACAATAAAATCTAATGATTGCTTAAACAAATCAAACAGGACTTCTCCTACATTATCTTTATCAACATCTTCCGCGAAAGGTTGAATGTCTTCAGCTAAAGACTCGAGAACTGTATCAGTTCGGTCATTGAGTGAATCATCATGATAAATTGCTTCAATAAAATTCTCACTTGTTAATCTACCAAGCATCGATTTAGCCAATTTTTTTGTTGGACCCTTTGTATAGAACTTCCTCAAGGATGAATCCTTGTTGGCTTGTTCAGACGACGGGTCTTTTTTTGTTGACCAATCTTCTTCTGGTATATCACATAGCATCTGAATAAGATTTCTCATGAAATCAGGTACATCCGCATCTTTCATAAGATGTGGATGAATGGCATGGACTAACTCCGTAAACATCATGCAGTTTGGCACCTCCCCCAAAAAGTATCCAAAGTATCTCACAGTATCCCAAAGTATCTAAATTCACTATGCCCCATTTTATACAATAAAAGAGATCAATGAGACGTTAATGTATTTTAACATATGTAATATATATTTTCAATTTAAAATTGGCAATCGCCAATTTCTCATTGATCAACCAATCATCATTTAACAGCCATGTACAGGCATCTTCCAAGTGTTAAGTGATGAAAAACTAAATATGCATGCTCCAGCCACTTGGAAGTGCTGGTGCCAGTTTGAGATGGAGATAACTCCTGACTACGGTACCAGTCTGCCTTGTGGCTTATAGCTATGGCATATGAGCTCTCCATCTCGGTTTTAAGCCGAAGGAGGGCTATTTATATGTCAATCAACGAAAACCAAAGCCAACCAAAGAACAAAGATTTCTACGATGGAGCATGGCATCTAACCATTGAAGATCAAGTCATTGAAGTCACAGAGGAAGTTTATCGTGCTTACAAGCAGCCCGTATGGGCAGAGAAAAAACGCCAAGAACGCCAGAAACGCTGCATCATCAGCGACGGCAAAGGTGGCACAAAGAGATGCACTCGAAATTGCCGTGAATGTGATCTGGAACGTGCCGAAAAAGGTTTACCACTAATTGATCGGACAGGCGGTGTCCTGTCATTGGACAAGTTCAGTGCTGATGGTTTCGACGTACCAGATTCAATTAACATTGATGAACTCGTAGAGGACAAGCTGCTTCTTGAAGAACTTTTCACTGCTCTAGATGAGCTGGACCCGGAGAATCGACGCATTGCTGAGCTCTATAGTTTAGGAATGCCTGAACGTGAAATTGCAGAGCGTATTGGTTGCGTTCAGAAGACAATTAACAACCGCAAGATTAAGATTTTTGCCCAGCTGAGAGAAGTTCTAAAAAATTGGGAGTAATTCATTACTCAATATGTCCTCTGGTGTCCTGTGGATATCAGAGGGCATCATAAAAACTTTATTTCAAAGTCCTTACTCAAACTTCTCACTTTTGTCCTGTGAAGGTTGAGGGGAACAAAACAGCCCTCGGAACGGAGGTTAAACAATGCAGAATCAAGCAAACCAAACTGACACTCAGAGCCGGGATCCTGAAATGGATGAAGAACTGGCCGATGTTCTCACCGCCATCAGCGTAGTGTCAAAACGCCTTGCTAAGAAGCTAGCCACGCTATCGCAGCAAGAGAAAGAAAAAGGAGGAAAACCAGATGGGCAAAATGAGTGAACTCTCTCTATTAGTTAAAGAGCTGAACCAATGTGGTGAAACGCTGATAGACATATCTCAGTCTCTTTCCAACATGTTCAGTAGTAGCGATGAACCACCAGAAACTCCTGCTCCAGAAGAAAAGGCCATAGCTCTTGAAGAAGTTAGAGCGGTTCTGGCTGAAAAAAGTCGAGATGGTCATACAGCAAAAATACGAGAGCTATTACAAAAGTATGGTGCTGATAAGCTCTCAGAAATTAATGCTTCCGATTATCCAGCACTTCTAGCAGAAGCCGAGGTACTTGGAAATGGGTAAACATGCACTTCTTTCAGCCTCTTCATCTCATAGGTGGTTAAACTGTCCTCCTTCTGTCAGGCTCAGTGAGTCTTATGAAGATAAAGGAAGTAGCTACGCTGCTGAAGGCACCGATGCTCATACCCTATGTGAGTACAAATTAAAAGTTGCTCTTGGACTCCCAGCCAAGGACCCAACAGAGAATCTCACCTACTTTAGTGAAGAGATGGAAGAGTGTGCGAACGGCTATGCCGCTTACATTCTTGAACTGGTAGAAGCTGCTAAAGAAAAATGTGCGGACCCGGTTGTTCTTATAGAACAAAGGCTGGACTTCTCTAAATACGTTGAAGGCGGCTTCGGGACCGGAGATTGCTTGATCATAGCTGATTCTCAGATCCACGTATGTGACTACAAGCACGGACAGGGAATTTTAGTTGAATCTGAAGACAATCCTCAGATGAAACTCTATGCACTTGGTGCCCTAGAAATCTTCGATGGAATCTATGACATCGACACCGTTTCCATGACTATCTATCAGCCTCGTAGAAACAACATATCCACCCACACAGTATCTAAAGAATCCTTATACCAATGGGCTAATGAAGTTCTTAAACCAACTGCAGATCTGGCCTTTGCTGGTGAAGGGGACTTTAAGTGTGGTGAGTGGTGTGGATTTTGTAAAGCAAAGCACGAATGCCGCACCAGAGCTGAGCACAACATGGAGCTGGCCAAATACGACTTCAAGATGCCACCTCTACTCGATGATTACGAGGTCGAAGACATCCTATCTAAATTGGATGGTCTAATCTCTTGGGCATCCGATATCAAAGATTACGCACTGCAATCAGCGGTAAGCGGTAAGCAGTGGAACGGATGGAAGCTTGTCGAAGGACGCTCCAATCGAAGATATACCGATGAAGCTGCAGTTGCAAAAGCTGTCAGTGCAGAAGGCTTTGATCCATATGAACAAAAGCTTCTTGGCATTACTGCCATGACTTCTCTTATCGGTAAGAAGCGATTTGATGAAGTTCTAGGAAGCTACATTGAAAAGCCTCAAGGGAAACCAACACTGGTTCCTGAGAGTGACAAACGTCCACCAATTAATACAGCACAACACGATTTTAATGAAATTTAAGGAGGAAAATCATATGTCCAATAATGCAAACAAATCAAACAGTAACCCAATGAAAGTTATCACAGGTCCTGACACTCGATGGTCTTACGCCAATGTCTGGGAAGCAAAATCCATCAACGGTGGTACTCCAAAGTTCTCGGTTTCCCTCATCATTCCTAAATCAGATACTGCCACTGTAGCAAAAGTCAAAGCTGCCATTGAGGCTGCTTACCACGAAGGTGAAGCAAAGCTCAAAGGAAACGGTAAGTCTATCCCACCTCTTACCAGTATTAAAACACCTCTTAGAGATGGAGATTTGGAAAGACCAGACGATCCAGCCTATGCCAATGCCTACTTCATTAATGCAAACTCTGCTACTGCTCCAGGCATTGTAGATGCTGACAGAAATGTTATCCTTACTCGCTCCGAAGTTTACAGCGGAGTATATGGTAGGGCAAGCATCAACTTCTATGCCTTTAACAGCAACGGAAACAGAGGAATCGCCTGCGGTCTAAACAATCTCCAGAAAGTAAGAGACGGCGAGCCTCTTGGTGGAAAGTCCAGGGCTGAGGACGATTTCGCCACTGACCTTGATGAGGATTTCCTGTCTTGAGAACAATAAGCATCGATATCGAAAGCTATAGTAGTGTAGACCTCGCCAAAAGCGGGGTCTACCGCTATATAGAATCATCTGACTTTGAGATCCTGCTCTTTGGATACTCCATAGATGGTGGCGATATCGAGGTGATCGACCTTGCTAGTGGTGAAAAACTTCCTGAAGAAATACAATCAGCCCTTACTGATCCATCCATTACTAAGTGGGCCTTTAATGCCCAGTTCGAAAGAATCTGTTTATCTAAGTGGCTAGGCTTGCCTAATGGTCAATACCTCAGTCCAGAATCCTGGCGATGCACCATGGTCTGGTCTGCTTATATGGGTTTACCCCTTTCTCTTGAAGGTAGTGGCGCTGTCCTTGGTCTTGAAAAGCAAAAATTATCAGAAGGAAAAGACCTGATCAGATACTTTTGCAAGCCCTGTAACCCAACCGCCACAAATAGTGGTAGATTACGTAATCTACCAATCCATGCTCCTGATAAATGGTCTGAATTTAAGTCATACAACCTTCGTGATGTCGAAGCTGAAATAGCCATCCAGGAAAAACTATCAAAATTTCCCGTGCCTGAAGAAGTGTGGAATGAATACCACCTTGACCAGGAGATCAATGATCGTGGTGTTTCTTTGGATATGCCTTTTGTAAATGAGGCAATAAAGATGGATACTCGGTCTCGTTCAGAGCTGCTCCAAAAAATGAAAAGACTAACGGATCTTGATAACCCTAACTCCGTAGCACAGATGAAGAACTGGTTATCGGACCAGGGACTTGAAACAGACTCATTAGGTAAAAAAGTGGTTTCAGAACTCATCCAAACTGCTCCACCAGATCTTAAAGAAGTATTGGAGCTAAGACAATCACTGGCCAAGTCCTCCGTCAAAAAATACTCTGCCATGGAAAACGCCGTGTGCGCCGATGGTCGTGCACGTGGAATGTTTCAATTCTATGGTGCTAATCGAACAGGACGATGGGCAGGAAGAATTATTCAGCTTCAGAATCTTCCTCAAAATCATCTGCCCGATTTAGAACAAGCAAGAGCCCTTGTTCGCTACGGCGATTTTGAAGCTTTAGAAATGCTTTATGACTCTATACCCGAGGTTCTTTCTGAACTTATCCGCACCTCCTTCATTCCTACCCTTGGTCGCAAATTCATCGTCGCAGACTTCTCTGCTATTGAAGCCCGGGTTATCGCATGGCTTGCCGGAGAAAAATGGCGTCAGCAAGTTTTCGAGTCTGGCGGTGATATCTATTGCGCTTCTGCTTCTCAGATGTTTGGTGTGCCTGTTGAAAAACATGGAGTCAATGGTCACTTAAGGCAAAAAGGTAAGATTGCAGAACTGGCCCTTGGTTATGGGGGATCTGTTGGTGCTCTTAAGGCCATGGGTGCTCTGGAGATGGGTCTTAATGAAGATGAACTACAACCTCTGGTTACAGCTTGGCGTACTACCAACCCAAATATAGTCAGGCTCTGGTGGGATGTCGATAAGGCTGCCATGAAAGCAGTTAGAGAACGGACCTTCACTGAAACACATGGCATCCGGTTTTCTTACCAAAGTGGGATGTTCTTTATCACCCTCCCTTCTGGAAGAAGACTCTCCTATGTAAAACCTCGCATTGGAACAAATATGTTTGGTTCAGACTGTATCACGTATGAAGGCATTGGTGGCACAAAAAAATGGGATCGCATTGATAGCTATGGGCCAAAGTTTGTGGAGAACATCGTCCAAGCGACCAGTCGTGATCTTCTGTGTTATTCCATGCAAGCTCTCAAGGATTACAACATCGTCATTCATGTACATGATGAAATTGTCATCGAAGCTGACATGGAAACATCATCGGAAGCCATCTGCAATCAAATGAGCCATACCCCTCCTTGGGCAAAGGGCCTCTTAATGAGAGCCGATGGTTATGAAACGAATTTCTATAAAAAAGATTAGTCCTTTATTACTCACAGGGGAGGTTTCTGTCCTGTGAACAGTAGAAGGCACTTAAGCCTTCAAGAAATGGAGGTAATGAATATGTTTTATGTAAAAGAATCAATCAACGACACATTAGAAATCAAGGTAGAAATCCATGATGACAATGTATTCACCACCTGTCCTGATTGCGGTGTTGAAATCTGTGTGGACATCTCAGAATTATTTAGTGATGGAGAAAGCGATCTTTATGGAACTGCTATTTTCTGTCCTGAGTGCAGTAAGTCAAGATTGGAGGAATTCTAATGAAAGAATTAATTCCAAAAGACAAATACGGTATATTTGCTGATGCTCGGGATATTGCTTGGGCAGATAGTTTATTTGTAGCAAACCACTTTGAAAAAGAACACTTCCATGTACTTCGTGATATATCCAAAATCACTGACTCCAATTCTGGATTGAGTAAAGATTTCATTGAATCCAATTATGAGCTCTCCTATTACAAGGATAGTACAGGAAGAAAGCTACCTTGTTATATGATGACTCGCGATGGTTTCACGATGCTTGTTATGGGTTACACCGGACAAAAAGCGATGCGATTTAAAGAGCTTTACATCAAACGCTTCAACGCAATGGAAGAGTTCATCACAACTTTGGTTACAGCTCGTAAGGATTTCCCTCTACTGACCGAAAACATAAAGCTACTTCACGAAAAACCCAAACCTTATCACTTCAGCAATGAATGCGACATGATAAACCGCATTGTAACAGGGATGTCTGCCAAGCAAATCAGACAAAAATATGGTCTTGAAAAAGGCACTAGCATCCGTCCATACCTAACCGATGACCAAGTTAAAATGCTCGAGACACTTCAAAAAGTTGATATCGGACTACTTCTCTCTGTTCCAGACTATGAACAGCGCAAGCGATACCTAGAATGGTACAAGATGAAGATTTCCGATAGGCCAGCATAAAGGGAGGTTCTACTAATGGGAATTGATAAATTCAACGCAGAAGGTTACTACGACCCCACTGCTTATGATGCCTTAACTAAGATCGAACAAAGAGAAAAGGCTGCCAGAGCCTTCCGGCCTCTTGTGTATATCTGCTCACCCTATTCCGGTGATATTGAAAGTAACACTGATTCTGCCAGACGCTATAGCAGGTTTGCGGTGGTGATGGGATATATCCCCATCGCTCCGCATCTTCTTTTCACTCAGTTTCTTGATGACAGTGATCCTGATGAACGAGAACTTGGTTTGTTCTTTGGAAATGTACTGATGTCAAAGTGCTCCGAGGTTTGGGTTTTTGGGAATCACATTTCCTCCGGCATGAGAGCAGAGATCAACTGGGCAAAACGCAAGAACTATACAATCCGCTACTTTTCATCTCAGTGTAAGGAGGTCATTTAGATTTATGAAAAAGATAAAAGCAATACAAACTGAATACAAAGGCTACCTCTTCAGGTCAAGGCTTGAAGCCCGCTGGGCAGTATTCTTCGATTTTTGTGGTATTGATTACGAGTATGAACCTGAAGGATATGACCTTGGAAATGGACTGACCTATCTTCCAGACTTTCTTCTTCACGACGTAGACGGCAGATCTGGTGGCGATCTTTACGTTGAGGTCAAGGGTCAGATGACCGATGCTGATGCAGATAAAATCAACCGTTTTTATGAACTGGGAAAAGATGACCCTGATACTTACGGGAAGTCCCAGACAGCCATCCTTGTGGTTGGGAATATTCCAAGTGGTGCAGATATTGATGACATCCTATGGTCCATAGAAAATGAAGCTTACAATGATAACGGCAATTGGCCTAATAAATATAACTTTAATACTATCGATGGGGATTACTTTGCTGCATATCCTGGGATAAACCATAAAGGGAAATTTGAACTCTTCGGTGATGACAGCAACTATCTTTGTGATATGGATTCTAGAGCAACAGAAAAAGCCTATCGTGCTGCTAGACAGGCCAGATTTGAACATGGGGTGAAAGGAGGTTATTAAAGTGAGAAAGCTAGCCATTGCCTACGGGAACAGCCGACAGGCAAAGAAGTGGGTCAACAAAGAAATCACATTTGATGAGTTAAAAGATAGACTGAAGACTCCAATCCGGACAACGGAATCAGCTGAAGAGTATGCCAAATTCAGCAAGGCTCAAAAGGATGATGCAAAAGATCATGGTGGTTTTGTTGCAGGGGTGTTAAAAGGTGGTCGCAGGAAAATAGACACTGTGGAGCTTCGTTCAATGATTGCCTTAGATGGTGACCGTATTGATAAAGAGTTTCTTGAAAACTATGAATCGAATGCCCAGTATACCTCTGTTCTTTATTCCACCCATAGCAGTACTGAAGAAAATCCGAGAGTGCGCATTATCTATCCTCTAGCAAGAGATGTGACGCCAGAAGAGTTTGTATCAGTATCAAGATACCTTGCTCAGATGCTAGGCATCGATTATTTCGATGAATGCTCCTATCTGCCAAATCAACTAATGTACTGGCCAAGTACGCCATCCAATGGAACCTTCATCTATAAGGAAGTGGATAAGGACTGGCTTAATCCAGATGATATTTTAACAGCTCATCCTGAATGGACTGATCCTACAAGACTTCCGACTTCATCCAGGGAGAGCAAGGCAAATACAGTATCGCATCAGAAGGTACAGGATCCTATTGAAAAGGAGGGTGTAGTCGGGCTTTTCAATAGAGTCTACTTCCCCGTCACAAAAGCAATCGATGCATTTTTGTCAGATGTGTACGAGCCAACAGATAATGAAGAACGCTACCATTTTATAGAATCAAGCAGCATGGCGGGTGTTGAAATCAAAGAAGGTGGCAAGTTCGTTTACAGCCATCATGCCAAGGACCCAGCATATCTTAAATTATGCAATGCCTTTGACATTGTTCGTATCCATAAGTTTGGTGATGACGATGCTAAGAAGTCCTTTAAGAGTATGTGTGATTTTGTCATGAAGATAGATGAGGTGAAAGTATTTGCTACCAATGAGAAACTTGCAGAAGCTGAAGTGGATTTCACAGATCTTGGTGACGATTGGAAAGAAAAACTAAAGTATCAGCCCCGAAGTCAAGTACTCGAAAACAGCGTATACAACTTAAACCTTATCCTGAATCATGATCCCGATTTTAAGAACTTTGCATTCAACGAGCTGTCAAACCGTATCCAGGTCACTGGACCACTTCCGTGGGAAAGACCAGAAGGTAACGTGTTTTGGAGAGACGCCGACACAGCCCAGCTTAAGTCCATTATGGATATTCGCTACCTTCCGTTCTCAAGTAGAAATCATGATGTTGCCTTTACCAAGGTTGCTGATGATCGGAGATTCCACCCTATAAGGGATTACCTTGATTCTCTACCTGAATGGGACGGAGTAAAGCGTGTGGAGGATGTTTTCATCAAATATCTTCAGGCTGATGACACTGAGTATATACGCACAGTGACTAGAAAGACCTTTGCAGCGGCGGTTGCCCGGATATATGTTCCTGGAATTAAGTTTGACTGCGTTCCTGTGCTTGATGGCGATCAGGGGATTGGTAAAAGCACAATTTTGAAGGATCTGGTAACAGCAGATTTTTATTCTGAAACTCTATCCCTTACAGATATGGACGACAAGTCCGGTGCTGAAAAACTTCAGGGATTTTGGGTGGTTGAAATCGGAGAACTTGCTGGTATGAAAAAAGCAGACATTGAAAAAGTAAAAGCATTCCTCTCTACCTCTGATGATAAGTATCGACCGTCCTATGGCAGAGTTGTGGAAAGCCACCCTAGACAGTGCATTGTTATTGCAACGGTAAATGGAGAGCGTGGATATTTACGTGATATCACAGGAAATCGCCGCTTTTGGATCATCAAGGTGCATCAGAAAAAGCAAAAAAAGACATGGAGCTTTACGGAAGAATTCAGGCAGCAGTTCTGGGCTGAAGCAAAAGAAATATGGAATTCAGGCGAAAAGCTATATCTGGAGGGTGACATTTTAGATGAGGCTGAAAAGGCCCAGAAGGGCGCCATGGAGGCTGATGAGCGTGTTGGTATGGTGGAAGAATACCTGAAGACATTACTTCCAGATGACTGGGATAGTATGGACTTGTTTGCCCGCAGAAATTACCTAAATGGGACCGAATTTGGCAGGCCAGTGCATGCAGGTACTGTTGCTCGAACCTCTGTAAGCAATGCTGAAATATGGTGTGAATGCTTCAATCGCAACCTCTCTGAATTAAAGACCACGGATAGTTATCAGATCGCAGCACTCATGGCTCAGATTCCCGGTTGGGAACGAACCAGCAGTATCAGGCGTTTGCCCATATATGGTAGGCAGCGACTTTATCAATATTGCGGATAAAGAACACGACACAACACAAGATTTTCCCTTATATTCAAAATGCTTTTTCTTAAAAGTAGATAGGAAATACCTGTGCACGTACACGCGCGTTAGTAAATATAGGGAAACGCTTGTGAATTTGTGTTTCTTGTGTCAGATGGGAGGTAAAAAAGTGACTGAAAAAATCATCGAACAAAAACTGGTAAAAGCAGTGAAAGCCTTGGGAGGCTTACCACTAAAATTTGTTAGTCCGGGTTTTGATGGTATGCCGGATAGGTTAATCCTTTTTCCCGGAGGTAAAATCGCCTTTGTTGAAGTCAAAGCCCCTGGGAAGAAACCTCGACCTTTACAACTGGCTAGACATAAGCTCCTTCAGGGTCTTGGATTCAAGGTTTATGTGCTTGATAGTGTAGCAGGAATAGAGACAATATTATCTGATATGGGAGGTGATGCCAAATGAAGTTCATACCACATGATTATCAGCAATATGCAAGTGCCTACATCGAAAATAAACCTATTGCTGCCATATTTCTTGATATGGGCTTGGGTTAGGAAAAACTGTGCTGACCCTCACCTCCATAAGCAATTTACTCTTTGACAGCTTTAAGGTTCATAAAGTTTTGGTGGTTGCCCCTCTTCGTGTTGCAAGAGATACGTGGCCCCAAGAATTAGAGAAATGGTCACACCTAGATCATCTCATCTGGTCCGTGGCTGTTGGTACTGAATCAGAAAGAAAAGCTGCACTTTTGAAAAAAGCTGATATCTACATCATCAACAGAGAAAATGTCCAGTGGCTTGTGGAAGACAGCGGTATCCCTTTTAACTATGACATGGTTATTATCGACGAACTTTCATCATTTAAGAATCACAAGGCTAAGAGATTTAAAGCCTTGATGAAAGTTCGTCCACGCATTAAGCGAATGGTGGGTTTAACTGGTACTCCTACAGGAAACGGACTCATGGATCTATGGGCTGAGTTTAGGCTTTTGGATATGGGTAAACGCCTGGGTAGATTCATTGGTAAGTATCGAGACGACTACTTTATTCCAGATAAGCGTAATGGCCAGATCATCTTTAGTTACAAACCTCTACCATTTGCAGAGGATGCCATCTACCGACAGATTTCAGACATTACCATATCCATGAAATCCACTGACCATTTGAAGATGCCAGAACTCATTAGTTCAGAGTATCCAGTAAAGCTCTCAGAACCAGAGCGTAAACGCTATGAAGAACTAAAGCGTGATCTGGTCCTTCAGCTTCCAGGTGGAGATATCACCGCAGCTAATGCTGCTTCTCTTTCTGGTAAACTGTCTCAAATGGCCAACGGAGCTGTCTACTCCGATACCCAAGAGATCATAAGGATCCACGACAGAAAGCTGGATGCATTAGAAGATCTCATTGAAGCCGCTAATGGAAAACCTATCCTGGTTGCCTATTGGTTTAGGCATGACCTTGAGCGCATCACAGAAAGACTACAGCACAATAAAATGAAGTTCTCTCGCCTAGATTCTACTGAAAGCATTAGGAGCTGGAACAGTGGTGAACTACCAGTAGCTTTAATCCACCCCGCTTCTGCAGGACATGGCCTGAACCTTCAACAAGGCGGCTCCACTCTCATTTGGTTTGGCCTAACTTGGAGCTTGGAACTTTACCAGCAGACCAATGCCCGATTGTGGAGACAAGGCCAGACAGAAAGTACCGTTGTTGTTCAACACATCATTACCAAGGACACCATCGATGGACGCATCCTTAAAGCACTAAGAGAAAAGAACAGCACCCAAGCTGCACTCATCAATGCCGTAAAGGCAGATTTGAAAATCTAAGACAACCTATGACAATCCTCGCCAATCCGAGTGAAATCTAAAATATTCGGAGGGCTGATATGAATAAACAAAACGCAAGAGAATACTTCTCAAAAGCTTATCGCATTGACCATCGGATCCGTAGTAAGTTTGAACAATTGGAATCTTTAAATGCACTAGCCACAAGAGCCACATCCACTTTGAGCGCAATGCCAAGAAATCCGAACCGTTCAACATCAACGATGGCTGATGTGATTGCAAGAATCATCGACCTGCAGGAAGAAATCAATCAGGACATCATTCGTCTTGTAGATTCGAAACGTGAAATCATGACCATCATCAAGTCCATAGAAAACTCTGAGTACCAGACGCTTCTTGAGAAACGCTACCTTTGTTTTCTAACCTGGGAAAAGATCGCAGTGGATATGTGTTACACCATCCACCATCTCTACAAAATGCATAACGCTGCATTGGAAGTTTGCAGTAAGATTTTAAACCAGGATACCTAAAACCATAGAATGATACCCACCGCATGTGATTATATGTAAAATGGAGGTTACTAAAAATGAGCTACCGTGAAGCTAAAGAAGACAACATTAGAGTCTCAAAAGCTGGAAGGATGACCTACTACTTCCCCCGCTGCCGCTTCTGTGGGGATGAAGTAAGGTCCTTAAACTATCTCCGGGACAGACACTATGTCTGTAAAGAATGTAAGCCCCACAAAGAAATCCTATTAAAAACTGGCATCTTTGATTAGATGGATACTAAATAACATAGAATGATACCTACGATGTGTGCTTATATATAAAGTGAGCCACAATTTAAACAAGCCTTCTTGGGACCACCCCACGAGGGCTTTTCTTATGTTCATAAGGAGGTGAACCCATGCCATACAAACCTAAGCGTCCTTGTGCTTACCCAGGCTGCGGTCGGCTTGCAGACAGCGAGCAATACTGCGCCGAGCATAAGAAGGTGGTAACGAAACGCTACAACCAGTACCAACGAGACCCAGCGTCCAACAAGCGCTACGGCAGGTCCTGGAAGCGGATCAGGGACCGTTACATCAAAGCCCATCCTCTTTGTGAGGAGTGTGATAAGAACGGACGAATTGTAGTTGCTGAAGAAGTCCACCACATCCTCCCTCTCTCCAAAGGAGGTGGAAATGAAACGAGTAACCTGATGGCCCTTTGTAAGTCATGTCACTCAAAGATCACTGCTGAAAGTGGTGACCGATGGGGGAGGTAAAATCCCTACAACTTTTCAATCCGGACAGCGGGCTGGGGTGTCGTGTTAAAAAACGCAGATTCAAACGGGGGTATAGCCCCCCACTTTGTAAAGGAGGTGTGATCATTGGCAAAAGACGGTACGAACAGAGGTGGCGCTCGTGTTGGTGCAGGGGCAAAAAAGAAACCTCTGGCTGACAAAATAGCCGAAGGAAACCTTGGTGGCAGGAAACTGACGGTGATGGAGTTTTCCGATACTGCAGATCTTGAGGGACAAGAAATGCCTGAACCCAATAAGATGCTAGAAGCCATTCAAAAAGATGGTAAAGCTCTGGTGGCTGGTGAAATCTACAAAGCCACATGGCAGTGGCTGGATAAGCGTGGCTGCGCTGCTCTGGTTTCTCCGCAGCTCCTTGAAAGGTATGCCATGAGTGTTGCTCGTTGGATTCAGTGTGAAGAAGCCATCACTGAATATGGTTTTCTTGCGAAACACCCCACCACAGGAAATGCTATTCAAAGTCCTTATGTATCCATGGGCCAGAACTACATGAACCAAACCAATCGTCTATGGTTTGAAATATTCCAGATCGTAAAAGAAAACTGTACTGGCGATTACAAAGGAGCGAACCCTCAGGATGATGTGATGGAAAGACTTCTTTCTGCTCGAAGGGGCAAATAAAAAAGATGGGAGATAATGATATGAGTAAAAACTTCAGAACCGCAGAAAGTGTCTGCAAGGGACATCCTGATAAGCTTTCTGATTTAATCGCAGACAGTATTTTAGATGCCTGCCTTCGCAGAGACAAAGCTTCACGTGTGGCCTGTGAGGTCATGGCTACTAAAGGTAAAATCATCGTAGCGGGCGAGATCACCTGCAGCGAGAAAATTAACATCCGACTTATCGTCAAAAATGTACTTCGTGAGGTTGGTTATAATCCTTGGAAATTTACAGTATTTGTGTTTGTACATCATCAAAGTGTAGATATTGCTGCTGGTGTAGATACAGCGCTTGAAGCAAGAAATGGAATTATTGATCCATACGGTTCCATCGGTGCAGGTGATCAAGGCACTGTCTATGGCTATGCTACCAACGAAAACCGTGAGCTACTGCCTCTACCTTTACTTCTATCTCATAGAATCGTAAAGCGTATTGATGAATGTCGCAAGGGAAAAATCATCAAGGGTATCCTCCCCGATGGAAAGGCACAGGTTACAGTTGAGTATCATGGGGATAAACCTATCCGCGTTAAGACTGTGGTAGTTTCTGTTCAGCACCACGAAGATAAAACACAAAAGCAGCTAGAATCAGATATCTTAAACAACGTGCTCTGGCAATGCTTTGAGGACTTTCCATTAGATGATGATACAGAAATTCTCATCAATCCATCAGGCAGGTTTGTTGAGGGTGGCCCTGCTGCTGATACTGGGTTGACTGGCAGAAAGATCATGGTCGACACCTATGGTGGTCTGGCTTCCCATGGTGGCGGCGCACTCAGCGGAAAGGACCCAACTAAGGTTGATAGAAGTGGTGCCTATATGGCCAGGTATATTGCTAAGAATATTGTTTGGAGCGGGCTTGCTGATAAATGCGAGGTCGCTATTTCTTATGCAATCGGAAAAGCAAATCCAGTAGCGGTTAATGTGACATCCTTTGGCACAGGGAAAATCAGTGATGAGGATTTAAGTGAACTGGTAAAAGAGATCTTTAACTTACGTCCAGCGGCCATCATTGAAAAGCTGCGCCTAAGAAATGCAATCTACTCCGATACAGCAACCTACGGCCACTTCAACTCATCACTCTTCCCGTGGGAGAACGTGGATTTCAATCTAAACTTAAAAAAGGTGGCGGAAAGATATGAAGATTGAAAAACTGAAAACTAAGCTCTTACTTCCCGCTGATTATAATCCGCGTAAGGATTTAAAACCCGGGGATGCAGAATACGATAAACTCAAGCGCTCCATTGAGCAGTTTGGTTATGTTGAACCAGTCATCTGGAACAAGACAACCGGAAGAGTTGTAGGTGGCCACCAGAGATTGAAAGTGCTCCTGGATTTAGGAATGACCGAAGTTGAGTGTGTAGTCATCGAGATGGATGAAGATAAAGAAAAGGCCCTCAACATTGCCCTAAATAAAATCAGTGGCGACTGGGATAAGGATAAGCTAGCTCTTCTTATTGCTGATCTGCAGGGTGCGGATTTCGATGTTTCCCTTACTGGTTTTGATCCTTCTGAACTGGATGACCTGTTTAAGGATTCCTTGAAAGAAGGCATTCACGATGATGAGTTCGATG